TAGTAGTACAAGTAAATGATAACTTCGTTCCAATTGCAGGTAGTACGGTTTACAAATCTGTAACCGATAATGCATACAATATGAGTATCACTGAAGTTGCACAACCAGAAGTGAATAAATTCTCTGGTGAAATGTTATACATAGATAACAGAGTCAAATTTACTTCGACACTAGATCAATCAATTATTTTATCTACGCTAATTAGCTTTTAAGAGAAAAACCGCATGGCACTAGACTTCAACATTGAACCGTTTTTTGATGACTATTCAGAAGATAATAAATTCCATAGAATTTTGTTCAGACCAGGATACGCTGTTCAGGCTAGAGAATTAACTCAGCTACAGACAATCCTTCAAGAACAAATTCGTCGTCATGGCGATCATATCTTTAAAGAAGGTTCTTTAGTTATTCCTGGTCAAATTTCATACGACCTAGGCGTTAATTATATCAAACTAGCATTTGAAGCTGGTGTTGACGCTGAGTCAGTTTTAAAGACACTAGTTGGTAAAGAAATCCAGAACGCTGATGGACTTATCGCTAAGGTTACTAATTATGCTGTTGCAGAAGGCACAGATCTTAACACTTTATTTGTTAAGTATCAGAACTCTGTACAAGTTACTGGCTTAAACGTAAGTGAGTTTGCTCCTACAGAAATTCTATCTCCTACAGATGGATCATCTGGATTAGACGTTGTAGTAGCTGACACATTCATGCCAGTTGGTAAAGGTTGCAGCGCAACAATCCAACGTGGTGTATATTACATCAAGAAGAACTTCGTTCTTGTTACAGATCAAACTATTATTCTTGACAAGTATAGCAATAGTCCTAGCTATAGAGTTGGATTGCATCTTACTGAAGAAATTGTTTATCCAGAAGCAGATGAACAACTTCTAGACAATGCATTAGGTTCACCTAATTACTCTGCACCAGGTGCTGCACGTTACTACATGGACTTGCAGTTAACTAAAAAGTCATTAACAACTACAGACGACGAAGACTTTATTGATCTATTGCGCTTACGCGAAGGTCAAGTAATTTATAGAATCGATCGTTCATCATATGCAGAAATTGAAAAGACATTAGCTCGTCGTACATACGATGAGTCTGGTGACTATGCACTAAGTCCATTCAAAATTCAAAACAGAGAATTCCGTAACAACTTACGCGGTGACTGGGCTCCTGGCGAAAAATTCATCCAAGGCGACTTAGTAAAAGTTGACGATGGTTCAGGTGTAGGTTTCTATTACTTTGTTGCAGTAACCTCTGGTCTTTCTGGACAAACACGTCCAACATTCGATCCATCTGCAGATTCTATTACTGATAACAACATTACATGGGAATACTCATTGTATCCTATGTTCAATCAGGGTATTAATACATTCACTGCTGGTGACGCTACTACATTTGCTGATGTATTGGATTCAAGTGTTACATACACTGTTGGCGACTTTACACTAGAAGACCATGTACGTCTTGACGGTATGCTTGCACTTGGCATTGAAGCTGGTAAAGCATATGTTCGCGGCTATGAAATTCAAAAACTAGCTACTGAATATGTAGCATTACAAAAATCTCGTGCATTACCTCCAGCATCAAACGCGTTATGTGCGTATCTTGGTGTTGAAGCTGGTTCTCTTCCAGCAGTATTAGATTCTCTATCATTACAGAAAACATCTAACATTGATGTTTCTATGGGCGCTTATATCATTGCTAATAATGTGAAGTATGCTCCTGATTTAATGAATTTACCTCTTGTAAACTTGCACAGCACAGTTTATGCAAGTTCAACTAATGATACTATTATTGGTAAAGCAAGAATTCGTGCAATTGAAAAGCACGAGACAGGCTCATTTAAAGTATTCTTGTTCGACGTGACAATGAATGCTGGTAAAGAGTTCACTAACGTGAAGTCAATCTTTACAGATATCACATCGTTCTCTGCTGATATCATTCAAACTAATGGCGCTACTATTGTACAAGATGCTGACAAAGCTGGCTTGATCTTTGGTCTACCAGACTATGCAGTACAAAGCATTGCAGAAGTTACATATTCTGTAGTAGTTCCAATGACTAAGAGCGCAAGTTCTGGTGAAGTAACATTCGCGGCTCCAAGTGGTTACACATTTGAAAGTGTAAATGATTCTGATAATTACATTGTAGTTGACAACTTCAATGGTAATGTGATTAATCCTACGTTGAGTATCACTAGTGCTGGTGCATTGAAATTAACTGATGTCGCTGATCATAGCTTAACAGTCTTAGCTACTATGAAACGTGCTGATGATACAAGTGCAACAGCAACTCGCACTGTAACAGATGCAGTTCAACACCAAGTTGTCAATCAAGCACTGGCTACTGCGGCTACTATCAAGCTTCCACATTCATATGTTACACGCATTGTAGCGGTGTTAATGGATACTCGTGGATTCACAATCAATGGTGCACCAAACGATTCGCCAATTTTCAATTCTAACATTACAAACCGTTACGAATTTAGAAGTGGTCAGTACGATACTCATATCGATTTATCTAGTATCGTATTAGCGCCAGGCGTTGCAGTTCCAACAGGTCCTATTGCAGTTCAATATGAATATCTATCTTCAGTTGATGAAGCTGGTGATTTTATTGCAGTTAACTCGTATACTCATTCTGCATCAAAGATGACATACGATCAAATCATTGCAGTTAACAACATTGCATTGAGAGACAGTATTGACTTTAGACCATACATGGTAAATGACACTTATGCAAATAAGTACTTCCCTAAGTACGGTACTACTGCGTCTATCAAATATAGACATCACCTATCACGTAAAGATAACATCTCTTTAAGTTCTACTGGTGCATACATTGTAACGCGTGGTATCCCTGCTGATATGCCACAAGAACCAGTGGTGCCAGTTGACTCAATGAAGTTGGCTTCAGTTGAATTAGAGCCATATACATTTGGTCGTGATACACAAAGCGGTATCTCTATTACTAGAACTGAAAACAAGCGTTACACAATGCGAGACATTGGTAAGCTAGAACGTCGTATTCAAGATTTAGAATATTACACAGCTCTTACATTGACAGAACTTGATACAAAGAATATGCGTATCATCGATTCTCAAGGTTTTGATCGTTTCCAAAATGGATTCTTAGTTGATTCGTTCAGTGGTCAGGGTGTTGGTAATGCAGCATCTGACGATTGGAATGCTTCTATCGATACAGAGAAGAAAGAATTACGTCCTATCGTTTCACAGAAGCAAGTTTCTCTTTTAGAAAACGTTAACGCTACTGTTAAGAATTACAAAGTTTCTGGTGACTTAGTTACATTACCATTTACCGAAATGGAATTGATTAACCAGAATAAAGCGTCTGTTGTAGAAAACTTAAACCCATACGCTTTATATAGCTGGAAGGGTATTCTCAATATCAACCCTTGGTCAGACACTTGGTTCTCTACACACTATCGTCCTGATATCATCTTATCTGATGAGACTCAGTATCAAGCTATTGTAGCTAAGGCAAAACAAGATGGTATTCTTGGTACTATCTACAACGCTACTAGAATCACAGCTGATGCTAATGCAGCTACTACTACTAAGGAATTAACCTCTTTAGGAAAGTGGTCTACCGCAAATACTCAATTGATGAGCACTAGCAATAATGGTGGATCATTCTGGCGTGATCGCCGTACATTCACTATTGAAGAACTAGACTTCATTGGTAACACAAACCATAACGTTTATAGTGCACAAGCTAACAACGTTGCTGGTACTCGTGTTGTAACATACGACGTTGTAGCAGTTCCATTGACTAAGACAATGACTGGTACTAATACTACTATCATTGAAAAGTTTGATTCACGTATTGCTGAAGAGCGTATCGTTGACCAACAAGTTGTTCCTTACATCCGTCCACGTGCAGTATTGTTTACTGGCTTTGGTTTCAAACCATCTACAAAGATGTATGGCTTCTTTGATAACATTGCGGTTAACGAATTCATTACACCAGCAACACGTTTAGAAGTTCTTCCAATCGTTAAGAGTGGTACTACGAACTATCCAACAAAGTTTGACGTTGAGCGTAACGCAGGTTCTGCAGTATCTAACGTAGAACGTACAGTACATTATAATGATGGTGCTTCTATCACAGGTACTGTTTACATTGCTAACGGTTCTAACATATTGTTTGGAACTGCAACTTCATTCTCTAGTGAAATTGTAGATGGCGACGTTATCAACTTCGGTGGTGGTATCAAGTATGAAGTAGATCACGTTGAAGTTATCACACTTCCTGGCGGCGCAACATCTAAGTCTAACATCAAGTTATTCTTAAAGACAAATTGGTCTGGAACTACTATCTTAGAAGCAGACGCTATCTCTGTTAAAGTTATTGGTCCTAAGCACATCACTGATGAAGTTGAAATCGCTTTCAACCACGGTGAAGTTATTAAAGAAGTTGGTGGCAATGGAAACACTGCTATTGTGGTTGGACAAGAAATTTACCAAGGTAAGTACTACATCTATGTTCTAAACAACAAAGGCACTGGAACTTTCTCTACTGCAGCAGGTGCTTACTTAGAAGGCGAATACACAACTGCATCTGGTGATAAGCCAAGAGTGAAGTTTGTATCTGGTTCTAAGACAAGCTTTACTGAATTGACTACATCGTTCACTGGACAGTTGAATGGTATCTTCAGAATTCCAAGCAGCCCAGCTATCAAGTTTAAGAC